TGAAGTGTTTGAGAAGATGGCTGACCATGTTCCCGTCTACAAGAATGATGTAGTCGATCTATCTGGAAACCTGGCGCAGGCTGAAGAGATTTCAGAGTTTTTCGCCACCAGCATTGAGGCGGAAACCCAGAGGCTTCTGTCTGAAGATTACCACTTCTGCGCCATCTGGCGGAAACTTGGCGGTAAGATTTGGGCTGCACCGTGGATGAATTTAGGCCACTGCGGAAGCTACCTCTTCCAGGGCGAGTTTCTCAAAAGCTAGCCGCAATATCCGGCACGCCGCGCATTGTTTGTCTTTACCTCAACAATGGTCTGCGGCGTGTCTTTCCTCGACCAAGAAACATCGCGCCATACTGAGCAGACAGCCTTAGTCTCTGCGGTGACCATCGTCTGCGAGCAGCCTGTCACCAGAAACATCGACAGCATCACCAGCGCGTACCGCATCTCCCAACCTCTTCAGTTCCTCTGCCTGCAACCGGCTTCGCAAATTGGCCTCGGCATCCGATTTGACCCGCATGTATAGGCCACCGGCCAAGATAACCGCCAAAAGCACGGCAGTAACAATTTTTCCTATGGGGGAGAACAGTAAAAAACTCATGCTCCCTCTTCATCCAGGCGGCGTTTGCGCCAATACCAGATCGCCGCGCACGCTAGAGCGATTGCGACCAACACCAGCAGCGCAGGGCGTCCTAAAGCCTCCGACAGAGTGCCAATGTTGTTTACGACCTCGGTCCCGGCGGTGATCGCCGCGGCACCGCCAGCCAAGACAGCAGCGTTGCCCTCTTTGGATTCGAGCATCGTCTTGCTGGCGACCGGCTTGTCGGGCTGGAGCCGAGATTCCTTGAAAACCTCTGGCTTTCCGTCCTCCATGTTTCTCCACAGAGCGGCTTCTGCCCTTCTGCGGCGAATCAAGCCCTTCATGGTCGTGCCAGCGGCCTTCGTCCACTTCATAAATTCAGCAGGAACGTCATCAAAACGGCCCTGATTTACACGTTTCAGAAGTGTGGATTTCTGGAGATTGCCGACACCGCAGTTATACGCGAACGACACGAGCGCATCAAACTGGTTCTGTTTAAGCGGGACAGTAACCAATTTTTCTACGGCGGCTTCGTACTTGCGAAGGTCATCCCGAAGAATGCGCTCTGCATCCAAGCGGGAAATAGTCATCTTCGGCAACACCCTAGGTGGCCCTGCTGCGGTGGTGTGACCGTACCCGATTGTCCAAGGTTCGCCGTGCGTGGCAGGGTCTGGATATGCTGTTAGCTCCAGCCCCTCGAATTCCTTGATGAGGTTTATGCCGACAGCAGAAATGTTCATTTATCTGCTTTCTGGTCTAGCTTGTCGTAGATGCGCTGAAACATGTCCTCAATGTGCTGCATCCGCTTGTCGAGATCGACGCGCAGCACATAATGCTTGGGCAAATCGACTTCGATCTGGTGCAGGTCTTTACGCAATTCCCTGACTGCGCCCCAAACCTCTCGCGCAAACCAGCCGCCGCAGCCAATAGCCAAACCAGCAGCCAAGTTTATCAGAGTCTGCGAATCCATTAACGACACCCCCACCTGCGACGAGCGGCACGACCGCGTTCGCCCTTCCAACCTTTTGACCGAGCGCAAAAAGACTTATGCCTTGGGTTTTTAGGGTCTTTGGTGGGAGCCTTCAACTTGGAGCCGGTGGCTCGGTTGTACTTCGCCCTGCCTTTGGCAGTAAGCCCCCCGCCAGCTTTGACGGAGAGCTTCTCACCACGACCAACTGACAGATTTGGGCCTTGCTTCCTGCCGGGCATTAGCGCCTCCCAGGTCGCTTTGCCGTCTTGGCAGACTGCCGGAACGCTTTAACAGTGGGTGCGCCCTTTGCGCCGGGCTTACGCATCCTCTCGCCGCTTCCGGCTGCGATGCGCTCACGTTTAGCGTGAATGTTTGCGTAAAGACCCGGCTTTGCCATTACATGCCCTCACCCGGTGTGATGAAGACCTCGGCGTTGTTGTGTTGGGCAATCGCAGACACATACACCGTCTTGGTGGTGCTGGTCTGAGGCCCGCTCACCACAAATTTGCAGTTGACCGGAACCAGAAAAGTGTTTCCCGCGGCATTCGCATCCGGCAAGGTCGCGGTGACGTTGCTCGTTCCGATACGGACATAGACCGGCTTGTTAGCCGCGTCATGGTTGCCCAGCAAATACTGATTTGAAGGGCTGTTTGCGGTGACCTCAATGGTCACGGCTGTGTTTGCCGTGGGGAGCGAGATTTTGAACGTGTTCCCCATAGGCTGGAATGCAATGTTATTTGCCATTACCGCCTCTCAGGCTTTGTCGTCGGGCTGTTCTTCGTGTCGTTGGGCTTGTCGGAGAAGTTCCAGACAGCCTGGAACCCCCCGGCAGGCGCACGACCAGGCTCAAAGATGCCGCCGCCGCGACCAAGCACGTTCTTCGGGGTCTGAGGCTTTACAGCCTTCGCGCCGTAAGACGGCTCATTCAAGTTCTTGTTGCTGCCGACTTCTTTCACGACCGCGCTCCTTTATAAGGGTGGGCAGAAACACCAGAATGGCAAAACCGCCCGCAACGTAAAGCCTTTCGTTTGTGGGCATATACATTGCCCAGCACGTTAGGCCGAATGTCATCCAAAGCGTGAACATGGTCAAGATTCGATCTGTCAGGACCGAAAAGGCCATTCGCACGATATGCAGCACAGTAGCATCCACGAGTCGTCCCCTTGTTGACCACTATCTTACGCATCTGTGTCCCCGTGGTCGAAGAAACCAGAGCCATACGCATCGTCGCTGATCTTTTGCTTAATTTTTTCCAGATTGATAGCCCTGTCGATAATCTTGAGCTTGACCTCAAGATCGACATTGGCGTCGTTGATCGCCGTTTTCAAGAGATCATTGATCGCCTTTTCGAGATCAGGGTTCAATCCGTTTTTCTTGCTCACTTGCCGCCCTTCTTCTTGCTCTTGCGAGCAGATTCAAGCGCAATCGCCACAGCCTGCTTCTGAGGCTTGCCGCGACGGACTTCCTTGCTGATGTTCGCACTGATCGTCTTCTGGCTGGAACCCTTCTTAAGCGGCATGATTTACTCCGTAGGTTGCGCGATAGATCGAATTGCACTTTGTGCGGCGATACTCGGCTCTGACGGCCCGTACTGCGGAATAATGTATTGACGGAAGAACTGACTCAACAGGTTCTGGGTCATCGTCAGCTTTTCAGGTTCAGGAATCTTGTATGAGGCAATGTTGTCCAGCCTCTGCTGTAGCTCAGATATTTTGAATGACGGAATCCCAGCGTTAGGCAGCGCATATGCAATGCGATCCCTGAACACTGATGCAGCCTTATCTGGAGGCATTGTGGACAACGTATCTTTAACCGCATCAAGAAGAGCGAATTTGCCTCTAAGGTCTTGAGCCAACAGCGGACCCACTCGCTCCCAGGTTTCCTTGTCGCCCTTGAGAATCAAGTTCTTGATTGTTGGAACAGGGAAGTCTGAACCAACAATTTGATCTTTCATCTTCTGAGCGTCAGCGTCGGTCTTGGCTGCTCTCTGCTGAAGCGCCTTTGCGCCACCGCGGCTTCGTTCTGCCGCGGCTTCAGAGGTTTTCAAATTGCTCACATAGCTCGTAAGCCTAGACCTCAGATCAGCCAGATTTGGATTGGAAAGAACGTCCTTGTTCTTCGCAATCCACTGCTCTGCCTGTTTCGCGTTTTTATTCGCTAGTTCTCCAGCAGCCCAATCAGAGGCCAAGCGTCGAGCTTCCGGCGCGTTGTTGCTCAATGCAACGAAGTCATCGAACGCTGTGCTGCTCTTTGTCATTTCGCGAACAAGCGCAGACGGGTCTTTTGCGAACCGTTCAGGATTGGACAAATCAAGTCGCGTATATGCCGCGCCAGCCTTTGCGCCAAATGGAGCAAGTCGCTCTGTTCCTGTTTCGTAAATGCTTTGCATTTTACGGAACAAATCCTTGCCGACGAACTCAGCCTGAATGTCGCTGATTTCTGAATACAGTTTTGCGGCGTTGTTTGCCCCAAGAGCTTGATACCCAGAAACCTCTTCACCAAACTTCGCGCTCTGACCCAGACGACGACGCAGAGTGTCGAGCGCCTGGAAGCCTGTCGGAAACTCTCGAATGTAGGTGATGACGCCGTCTTGTTCTTTCTTGATAACTCGCAATCCTTGGCGTTCAAGGTTTTGAGCCAACGCTTGTTCTGCCGGGTTCTCGGATGTTCCAATCACCGCTCTGCGATTTCGGATCGCGTCCAGAACGTCTCTATATGCTGAAACGACGCCCTTTTCAGTTTCTGACGCAACGCGCTGCTTCAGGCCTTCTTGGCCTGTCAATGTCATTGCCATCAGCTTGTCAGTCAGCTTCTTGTAGGCTTCGGTGCCTTCGATATACTGTCCAGCAGCCTCGCGCTCATTGGCGCGATTATAAACGGCATCACGAGCCGCCGCATATGGAGTTCCGCGCTCTGCCTCTAATGCAGCCTGCCTAGCAACAACCAACTGACGAGCGTTTTGACCAATGTCGGTCGCCGTGCGCTCTGCTGTTCCTATCGTTTGTATTCCGGCGCGGGCCGCTTCATCTCTGCGTTCTGCACCTGCGGTTAAACGAGTAGCGCCGCGTTCCATAGCAGAAACGCGCTTCGAAGCCCTTTGCTCAATTTCGCCAACTGACTTGACGATACGATCATACAGTTCTTCTTCTGAAAAACCTTTCGGCCTTCCAGAACGAAGATTCGACATCAAGGCTTCAATCTGATCTTTTTCCGCTTTGGACAGATCAGAGATGTTGACCCCGCGCTCTTTGAGCAATTGCTTTGTTACGTCTGCTACGGAAATTCCTGGGGGAAGCCCGACGAACTTTTTAACCGTAGCCGCCGTGATCGTAGGGGCAACAGAAGGAATCATGCCCCCGCCAATACGAGCCGCTTCGGCCACTATGGGAGGGGCTTGTGCAGCCTCCGCAAGCTGTCCTGCGCTTTCTCCTGTAACGCCACCTATCGCACCGAGCAGTGACGGGACGACTCTTCCTACAGTCGGAGATGCGGCTTCCATGCCGCGGCCAAATGTTTGCAAGCCAGTTCCGGCTGCGCGAACAGGGGCAAAAGGAGCCATCTGCAAAAGGCTTCCTAAAGCCGCAGACCCGCGTCCAATTCCTTTCGTGATTTCCGGCGCAGCAACGCCAGCGCCAGCGCCGAAAACAGCAGAGCGGCCAATCGCTTCTGTTGCATTAGACGGAGTCGTTTGTTCTGGCGCAAATCTGCGACCAGCGCGTTCAGAATAAAACTCCAATCTTTCTGGCGCAACTTGTCCAGCAAAACGTTCACGGATAGAACGCTGAACTTCCTCTCTTGTCGGAGGCATAAGAGATTGCAGGAAGGTCTTTTCTTTTCTCGGCTCGGGTTCACGAGCCGGTTCCCCGGCAAGCAAATCTCTGCCCTCAGAAGGTGGCCCATCCGCCAGAAGATCACGACCAGCCATTAATCACCTTCAATTCTGAATCCGCGTTCTCTTAACGCTGCCTTTGCTTTTTCGATGTCTCCACCAAATCTAGCATCAGCAGTAGCCTTTACGTCTGCCTGAGACGCTGTGCGTCCAGTTGTCGTAGGTTGCCTTGGAGCGGGCGACTCTCCAACAAGTTCGAGAGCGCGAACTTTCTTTTGCTCATAGTTCTGAATTCCAGCCCTCGGGAAAGCGTAAGACGATACGAGGATATCGCCATTCGAAATCGCATCTCGCAGGCTTTCTTTCGCCTTTCTCATCAAATCGTCCCAACTGTCAGTCGGCTGGATGACAGCACCAAAATTTCTCATGGCTTCGCTGCCCGTCACAGCTTTACCTGATGTTTCAAGGTAATAAGCATTTCTCGCTTGCATGACCGTTTCTGCAAGCGTTCTTGCTTCTGGTGACAAACGCGAACGAGCTATAATTGACCCAGCACGGGACAGATAACTGTCTGAAATCGGCTCTGCGAGGAACCTCATCACCCCGCTGTTCGACCATTCCCTTTTCAGGTTGTCATTTTGAGATTGCGACAGAATCTTTGTATAACCATCAAGGCTCTTGTTGACGCCACTAAACGCTGCTTCAGGGCGTGCAGTCACTCGTATAGGCGCATTAGCGTCTGGCGTGCGGCCTTCTCGCCTTTGCGCCGCAAGCTGATCCCTCTGCTGCATTTCAGTTTGACGCTGCTGCAAGTTCTGTTCGTGCCGCTGCTGAGTCTGCCGAAGCTGATCCAGCCTCTGCTCTTCCCTGCGAGCGGTCTGCCAGGCCTGCGAGGCTTTCTCAATTCCCTGCGTGCGAACGGTTTCCGCTTGCAGTTTGGCGTCCATTGCGGTCAGTTCAGAACGCAACTGGGCAGTTGCCGCCGACAGGTTTGCCGGGGCCATTTTGAGCGCACGATTATAAGCCGCCGTGATCTGGTCATTGTGAGCCTTGATCGCCTGCACGCTCTTGTCGTACTCAGTCTTGGCTTTATCAAAAACCTCTTTGCGCCCTTCACGGTAGCCGTTCAACATACCGGCCATAGCGTTCATTGCGCCGAGAGCGTTTCCATACGATTTGCCGCCACCCAGCGCGGCTAAAGCTCCCATCATCGCGATCAGGCCCGCGATTTGCTGGCCTTCTTCCTTGGGAGCCTTGAACTCAGGAGTCGCCTTGAACTGAGGTTCGAAACGCTCGCTAATACCCCGCATTTCTGCGGCGGTTTTTTCTGCGATCTGTTTTTCAATGTCAGCCCTGCGAGCGCCAGCGGCTTCAATAGCCCCAGCGCGACGTTCATACGCCCCAGCCACATCAGGCTGAGGCGGAGCAGCCTGAGGCGGAGCAGCCTCTCCTGTTACGGCAGCGCCTCGTTCGGCGGTAGCGACAGATGTCGGAGTGCGAACAGCGCCGCCGGTCGCCTGCAACTGCTCAAGAGTTTCGCCTTCTTGCGCCATAATCAACCTGCATAAAGTTTGGCGAGAGCCGTGAAGAAGTTTCCTGCTGCTGTAGCGGCCTGATTTTGCAGATTGGCCCGCGCCATATAACCGCGAAGCTCAGTCGCGAGAGCGGAATTAATCAGGGTGTTGCCAGGGCCGAGCAACTTGATTGCCGCGTCGATCTGGTTCTGGATCATGCGCTGGCGCAGGTCTTCCGTCCTGCCAGCCGCCTGCGCCGCTCCGACGCCGCCAGAACGTTCGGCTTGCTGGGCAATCCGCGCTCGCGCTGCATCAAACGCCTGCTGCTGAACAGGCGAAAGCCCGCCCTGCAACGCAGTGCCAAGAAGCTGACCGCCTTGCGTCATGTAAGGCTGCGCCATCTGCCTCTGCTGCTCGGCAGTTTTGGCGAATTGGCTTGCAAGCTGCGCGGCCTGCTGCCTCGCCTGCAAGGTTCCGTAAAGTCCCGCTCCCGCGCCCAACAAACCAAGGACATTGCGCCCCGTCATCAATTTCTGAAGGGCGCTCTGGTCTCCTTGCTGGAGTTTAGCTAGAGCATCTCTTTCTTCCTGAGACGGAGCCGGGGGAGGAACCGGACCTTCGACAGGAAACCCACCTGCGCCTTCTGCGGCAGCAGGATAAGCACCTGCCGCTGGCAAGTCAGCCATTGCGGCATCCGAAAATTCGTAGTTCGGAAGAGGCTGATACTGGTCGTAGAACTGTGCGGCATCGAATCCGCCTTCGGACCCGTAGACTCCAGACACATCTCCGACATACGGTTCAGCAGCCGTGAAATTGAAATCCATGCCGCCGAAATCAACGCCATCTTCGAACTCAGGCAGACCCGTTTCAGGGTTGATGGAGCCTCTGCCGCCCTCTCTCTTGAGTTTTGCGGCTTCCCTCGGCGTGATATGCGCCAGCACAGTGTCTCGACCGCGGCCTGAACGTCTCACCGCCTCTGCCAGCGCCCGCAAAGGCACACCCGACATGACATCAGTTTTCAGAATGGTTGCAAGGTTCTTTGCCATTTAGACCACCGAGCTTCCGAGTTCTCGAAGAGAAGACACGTTCCAAGTTCTGCTCGGAGCCTTCTCGTCTTTGTCAGATGAGCCAAAGATTGTTGGAGTGGGAGTATAACTGAAGCCTGGACTTGTAGACAATGCGCCTCCAAGTGCGGCTGTGCTCGGCCCCCGCGGGCCTCGGACAACAGATGGAGGCTTTGCTGGCGCTCCGGTTTCGCTCTGTCTCTGCAACATCTGTCCCAAACCAGCGGACAATCCGCCGCTGAGTAGGGACTGCTCACCCTTGTCCAAACCGAATCCAGTTCCAAGGCCAGCAGTCAACGCGGCGACCCCCGCCCCAGGCAGAGCAGTTCTAAACGATTCCCCGAGATTCTCGCCTCGCAGAACACCGCCCAGCGTTCCTGTGGTCAAGCCTCTGGTTCCTTGGGTCAAAGCTGAAGCAAGAGCGTTTCCGCCGGTTGTGCCACCCAGAATGGATTGAAACACTGGCGCGGCCAGACCCGATACAGTGGTTCCGACGCCGCCGGTCAATCCGCCATAAAGAGCGCCGGTGCCAACGTCCTGGCCCGTCAATGCAGCCTGCAAAGCGCCAGTTCCGGCTCCGATAATAGCGCCAGTTGCAACCTGGCCGACTGTAACGCTTCCGATAATCGCTGTTGCAGCCGCTTCAGCGCCAATGACAGCCGCCACCCCTTCCGCCACGAGCGCGGTCGCGCCTACAGCTTCCAGGATAATAGGTATGGCGGCTACTGCTGGCATTAGAGATCGACCTCAAACTGATAAGTCGGAACGGGCTTGCCCTGCATCATACGTTGAGTTTGCGTAACTTTCACCGGCAAACCCGTTTGTTGTGCGATCTTCGCGAAGGCCGGGCTTTGGGCATAGGACACGGCCTTCTTGTAGCCCATCTGCTTCAGGCTGTTGCTTCCAGCCTTGTAACGGTCAACGAGAGCCTCAGGCGGCTCGACCGTAAACGTGTGAAACTCGGCAGTACCGGGAGCTATGGTGCGTACAAGAAAAACCGTGCTTCCAATCTGAAGAAGCTGGATTGCCTTACGCTGGACGAGCGCCCCAATCTGGCGAACGATCATTTCAGGGTCTACGCCGGGCTGCTCTTTTTGAGCAGAGGCGCGAATGATCTCCACCGGACCCTGCATGGCCGGTTGCGGTTTTTGCCGCCCAAATCCGAGCAAATCCTTCTTTTTTATGGGGTTTTTAATGACCGGCTCAACCATTGTCACCCACCCCCAGAGCAGCTGCGATCTGTTCGTGAGTCAGATAATGCTGACTCAACCATTCATAGAAGTCGTCCTCTTTTCGCCAATCGGCATCAAGCATGTTGAACGGATTGGAAAGACCCAATTCCGACGCGAAAAACTGGTGTTCGACCTGGTGCATCTGCAACCAATCGTCGATGTTGTCGATCTCAAGATCGATGAGAGGATAAGCGGGCGCTAATGCTCCTTGGCTTGCGAGCGTGTCTCGAAACAACTGGTGTTGCAGACCGTTCTCAAACAGAAACTCTTTTAGCGAGTCATCGTCGCCAAAAACTACGTTTGAGAGGGTGTCCATGTTCATGTCACGGCCCCGCAGGAGGGAAAAACTGCCCGTTTTGATAAGTCCATCCGATTGCAGGAACCGGATTCAGATCACTGATTTCGATACACTGCTGCCCCGCGGGAGGCGACCAAGGCGTGACGCCATCCCAGACAATCGTGTTTACGACCACATCGTTTTCAATGAGCGCCCAGATTTTTGCCATCTCAGAACCTTATGCCGGGAACACAGTGATGATCACGCGACCATTGCCGCCAGCGCCGGATGTTGTCGTGCCAGAGCCACCGCCGCCGCCGGGCTGCGTGCCTGTGGTTCCGGTCGCGCCCGCCGCGCCACCATTTCCGCCGAAGGACGATACGCCGCCCGCGCCGGTGCTGTGACCACCGCCACCACCGCCGCCCCAAACAGAAGGTGCGCCTGCGCTATTTGCCGCCGAGGCCGATGCAGAGCCACCGCCTCCTCCGTGTTTGTAGGCAGATTGCGTTGTAGCGGTAATTGCCGTCGTCACACCCGCGCCCTGTGCGCCTTCTGCTCCTCCAGAACCCAAATTGTAGGACGAAAAATAAGGACGCCCCGGCATAGCTCCACCACTGGACGTTGAGTTTTCTCCAACACTCAACTGACCGCCGCCGCCTCCGCCAGCAAAACTTGCTCCATTGCCGCCGCCGCCGCCGCCGTAAGCCGTCAGCAAAGAACCGACAGTGGTATTGCCGCCAGCCGCGCCTGCTTGGTTACTACCCGTGCGCGAAGCGCCCCCAGAGCCAATCGTAATACTCGCGTTTGCACCCATAGCGGACAAGGCAAACCATGCCTCATTGTATCCGCCTCCGCCACCGCCTGCACAGGATGTGTTCGTAGAGTTTCGACCACCGGAACCGCCACCGCCCCAAGCCTGAACATACACGCGAGATGTCGCGCTATATCCAGCCGGTGATGTCCAAGTACCAGATATGTCAAAAGACTGAACGTTTGCCACAGCACCTGTAGCAGGAGCTTGCGACACCCAAACAGTGCCTGTCGATGTCAGAACGTTGCCGGTTGTGCCTGGAGAAACTGATGTGATTGCGCCAGTTCCATTTCCGACAAGAACAGCGTTTGTTGTCAGCGTAGACTGACCAGTGCCGCCCTGACTCACGGTGATAGGCGTTGAAACACTGGAAATCGTTACGTTTTGTAACGTCAGATTACCGACAGTCGATACCGTTCCGCCCAACGTTACAGTCGTATTTCCCAACGTAGCGGTGCTGTTTGCCAAGAAGCTGTTCGGGAACGTCGCGGCAACTGACGTTATGTTCGCGTTGTTGAGAGTGAGGTTGCCGACAGCGGACGCCGTGGAACCAAGAGTAAGTGTCGTGTTTCCGAGCGTCGTGCTGCTGTTTGCAAGACCGCTGTTCGGAATAGCTGTGCTTATCTGCGCCGCCGTGATGCTGATCGCCGCGTTGGCCGCAGCCGTAAGACGCCCCTGCGCGTCAACCGTGAAAGTTCCAACGGAGCCTGCATCGCCATATGTTCCTGCGGTTACGGTCGTGTTCGCAAGTGCAATCGTTCCGGTAGACGTAATCGGCCCTCCGGTCAGACCTGTGCCGGTGGCGACATTTGTGACTGTGCCGGAACCCTTGTTGTTGAAAGTGGTCCAATCGGAAGATGTCAGATAACCGTCAGTCGTACCGTTCGCAGCAGGCATCGAAATAGTCGGCGTTGTGCCACCGCTAGACGCAACTGGAGAGGTTGCGCCAACACTCGTCACCGCAGCCGCGCCGCTGCTTGCATTGGTCAAGCGGCCTTGGGCATCGACCGTGATGCTGGCGTATGTATAAGAGCCAGCCGTAACAGCCGTATTGGCGAGGCTGATAGTTCCGGCAGTGGTAATGGGACCACCAGTTAGGCCCGTCCCGGTCGCCACATTGGTGACAGTGCCAGTTCCGCCCGTCGCGATGCCGACATTTGACGCGGAGGTAATGCGGCCCTGCGCGTCAACGGTGAAAACGCCTACGGTGACATTATTGCCGTAAGTTCCAGCAACAACGGTCGTATTTGCCAGAGAAACAGTTCCAGAGGTCGTGATTGGACCTCCGGTCAGACCGGTCCCCGTATCAACCTGCGTGACAGTTCCGTTCCCTGATCCGCCGCCGCCAATTTGTGTTGCGACTGTTTTAAGAGCCATTTTACACTCCGTCGCCAGGAGTAATGTATACCACTGTGTTTCCGGTCGAGGTGATGCCGGTGAAGTAGGCGTTTGGCAAGAACGTCAGGATTTCGTCCGTTCCCGGCAACAGCGGAAGCGTGAAGGTGCTGCCTGAGATCACGACCGCGTTTGTCGTCGCATCCGCGGCAGTAACGCCGTAGCCAAGAAACACCATGTTGCTGCCAGCAGGCACGACAATGCGGTACTGGTTGGAGCCTAAGCCTTTTGAGGCGGCAAAAACCGGAGTTGGCGCGACGGTGTTTGCAGTGAATACGACCGTATTTCCAAGCTGTGTGAAAGCGTTCACGCCCATACCGAGCCTCCTACCATACCGTTATGCGAACGAGGCCGTTGCCACCAGCACCGCCCGTTCCGTTGTTGCATCCGCCACCGCCGCCTCCTGGGAGTGACCCAGCGCCGCCTACATTACCAGTGCTTCCGTTTCCGCCAGCACCGCCGCCGCTTGATGTGCCACCGGCAACAGCGATTGTTGCGTTTGCCCAACCGCCTCCACCGCCGCCGTTTATAGCAAGACCCGCCGCTGCTGAAGCAGCATCAGACCCTCCGCCTCCACCAAAAGGACCGGACGCAGAGGCTGGGCCACTACCTCCACCTCCATCAGGAAATCCAGGATCACCTGGGGTAGGAGCCGCCAAACAACTGCCGCCAAATCCGGAAGTAGTATTGCTTCTTGCCCCAGTGCCGCCATAAGCAATCAGAAGAGAACCAAAAGACGTATTGGTTCCATTTCCTGCCGCGACATTTTGAGAGCCACTTCCTCCAACACCAACAGTAATCGCGACTGTGTTGCTGAGTTTGGACAATGGAACAATAAGAGAGGCATAGCCGCCGCCACCGCCGCCCGCGCCGCCCAACGATCCAGCAATTCCCCCTCGTCCACCACCGCCACCACCCCAGCATTCAATCAGCGCCATCGTGCAAGCAGATGATACGTTTGCTTTGTTCCAAGTGGTGTTAGCGGTGTATTCTGTCGTAGCCGTCGCCACAATTGAAGACACAGATTGAGAAATCCATGATGACCCAGTAGATGTAAGCACGTTACCCGTGCTTCCAGGCGATACAGTTTGGACCGAATTCGTTCCGTTTCCCAACAAGACATTGTTGGCTGTCAACGATGACTGACCCGTTCCTCCTGAATTGACCGCAACAGGTCCAACAAGAGAAGTGATAGTCACATTGGTGATTGTTCCCCCGGTAATCGTAACGTTGGAAAGAGAGTTTGCCCCGTTTCCAACGGCGTTTACCGCCTGAACAACTGTCGAAAAATTGTTGTCAAGCTGTGACAACGGGATCGATCCTGTTGCCGTAGCAAAAGTGTATGGGACGGTGAACGGCAGAGCCATCAGAACCTCGCTCTAAGTTCGTATTCCATTTCCAGAGTGTTTAACGTCCAACCAGGCGTACTAGAGGTCAATGTCAGACCAAGATACTTGCCGTATTGCTGGGCGTCAGACTTGTAGAGAGTATAACCTTGACCTGTCAGCCAGCCAATAGTCGCGCTGGAGTTGTTTTCCCAAGTCACGGTTTGCAAATTGTTGTTAATCCAAGACACGGTTGTGCCGAATGTGTACAAATCGCTCGACGCAGTTTCGCTATCGACTGTGACGTTCAGGCTTCCGCCGGTTGTCAAAGTCGCTTCAACGCCAAACTTAAGCGCCTGCTTGTCGCGAATGGTGTCTTCCATAGGCCACAAGGCGCTCTTGATCGTGCTGTCAATGTTGACCGTCGAATCAGAGTACAGCTTCTTGAGGTTGGTTCCGTCAGTCCCGTACAAAAACAGCTTGTTCGTTGTCGTCACTGGAGCAACGCGCAGGATCGTCCCCTGCGATGTGACGAACCACTTCTTGTCAAAGAACACAAGCTGGATAGGACGCAAACCAGCAACCGGGTCATTGTAGTAAACGTTGTACGCGGCGCAGAGGATGTTGTTGATGAGAACCTGACCGCCTGTCACCGGATAGCTAAAGTCAATCAGCGGAAGCACGCCGTCCAGATTGTCGGAAATCTTGGTCACGGTCGCGCCGACAAGCGCGAAGATTCCGTACTGGTTGATGAAAAACATCGACCTGAAGTACGGGAAGATCGCGTTCGCATAGGACGAGCCGTTCGAGGCCGACACGTTTGTGTTTGTAAAAGATGTCAGGCCGTCAGTGCCGACGCGAACATCCGAAAACACATTGATTGATGTGTCGCCAAAAACGTAGAGGAAGTTGTTTGCCGAAACCAAGGCGGTAATGTTGCTGTGCAACGTGTCGTCTTTGATTTCGATGTTTCCGGCAGAAACGCTGACGAAGTCGTTGTACGAGCCAGCCGCGCTGTAAAAAACCGTGCGCCCCTGTGAGAGCCAGGTGCGGCCAGAAAATGTGGCGACATCACTGCTCTGCTTGTCGGTCAGGATTGCCTTTGCTGCCGCATTGGCACCAGACCCGCCCGTAAATGTCACGGTTGGCACGGTCGTGTACCCAGCGCCGGGGTTAGTCACGATCACGCCCGTAACTTGCCCACCGAAAACGATTGCAGTCGCCGCCGCGTTGGTTCCGCCGGAAGGAGCAGCCGTTATGCTCACTGTAGGCGCACTGGTGTACCCGCTGCCGCCGTTGGTGACGAGGACGCCAATCGTACCTTTCTTGAACGTCAGAGGCCCGGCGATAGCCGCGGCGTTATTGCCGCCGCCGCCGGTAATCGTAAGCGTTGGCGCAGACGTATAGCCGCTTCCAGCCTCTGTTACGGTCAGCCCGGTGACGATTCCGGTTCCCAGAACAGCCGTCGCAGTAGCGCCAGACCCTGTGTTTGCTGTGAACGAAACGCCTGGGGCGGTGTTATACCCGAGGCCGGGGTTCGTGACCGTGACGGAGACAACAGCGTTGGCAATCAAGGTCGCGGAAGCTGTTGCTCGAACGCCCGCCGGATTTGACGGCGCGTCAATAACGACCGTAACGCCTCTGGTATATCCAGAGCCGGAAGCCGTAACCGTAATGGATTCGACCGTTCCGGCATTGTTGGAAATCGACGCAAGGACGGTCGCCTGGACGCCGTTCGCCTCGTTAGGCGCACTCACCGTAACGGTAGGAGGGCTGGTGTAGCCCGTTCCTGGGTTCGTGATGCCTACGGACCCGACAGAGCCAATCGTGACAAGATTTGCCCCGTCCCATGTATACAGACCCTTGTCTGGGTCCGAGATCATGGCGCGTTCGTTTTTCCACTGCTTCAGCCGCATCCCGCTGTTTGAAAACGTCCCAGAAACGGCAACGTTTCCCTTCACGAGGGTGTTCAGGTTGAAATACTCGGCGCGGCCATCAGACTCGAACGCAACGAGATAATCTTCGTTGTTGATGTTGCAGCTATAGATGCTGGAAACATTCGCGCCCCACGTTACCAACGAACCTGTCGAGTTGGAAACGTTTGAGGATGTCGGGACAATCTTGATGTTGCCAAACCCGATTGGCTGCGCGTTTTCCAACCAGGCAAAGTCTTCATTAGCCAAAGCTGTTCTGTTAGGGCGCGTGTTAATGCCCTTGAAGTTCTTCGTTACATGATAGGACTTCTTCTGCTCTGGTGAACGTGCCATGACATCAGTATGCCGTCGAGTAAGGGTTGGGCATCCGGCGAGTGAAGGTCGAGGCGATTACCGACTGCGCCTGCTTGAGGTATTCCGACTTGAACAGTTCCGCTTCGCCATAGCTCTGCTCCTTGTACTTTGCGAGATAGGCCGCATAAAACTGAACCGGCCCCACCCAGATTGCGGATAGGGTCTCCACATCGTTCAGATTGACGAGATCAGCGGGCATGACAACCGTGTCGATTTCCATTTGGTACACCTCGTCTGGTGTCGGAGCCAAATAGAACTGCTGCGGACCATAGAGCGTGTATGCAATGGGACGACCGCTGTAATTCTCCCAGAACCTCAATTCCGAATTGAATTGAGTCCAGGACATGTACCTCTGCGGGATGCGCGTGTTGCCCCAGATCACGTTGATGTTGATGATGTCAACGGTGTTTTCGCCCTGCGGCAGATCAGAAAAATTATAAAGTTCCTGATCTGTGACCGTGTCCATCGTCTGCAATATGCGATTGCAGCCGGTATCACGGACAAGCCTCTGGCGAGCCGCATTGATATCGTCGGTCAACTCAGCGTTTGACCAGAAATTTCCGTTTGCGTCGTGAAGGAGTCGCCTGACTTGCGTAATGTAGGTCGAAAGTGTAACAGCCATTTCGACCTCCTATCATGCGACTTCCAGAGTCCCCTTTCCCTCTCCCCGTTTCCGAGGGAGAGGTACTCGGCCCACCACAGGGGACGGATAGTGGTGGATTTCGGGGCGCTCGGTAGACAAAACAAACTTGGATAAACGCTCGAAAGCGACAACCAAGTCATTCGCCGTCTGAACCCAGCCCAATCGGATCAAGCAACGTTCTTTATCCCCAGACACAAAGCCAAACGTATGTTCAGCAACGTGTTCAGGAATCTCGACAGGCACGTTGGGCGGGTACTCGTAGAGTTGCCCATCCCAACGATCCTGAAGACGCTCGTCGCCCGTATTCAGCACCCAAACCATTAGACGTTCACAACGTCGCCAAACACTTCGATCTGAACCGATGCGTTTGCCACAGCTACGCCTACACGAACAAACAGAGCGCCAGCCGTGTAAGAACTGGTCAGGGTTCCGGCTGCAAGCGCCAAATCCTGGTAGGTATTTGCCGCTGTGACGTTACCGATCGTCTGAAGAGCAGCGACAGCATTGGAGGTATTGCCGTCCGAAGACGTAATAACCGCAATGTTTGCCGCAGCCACGTTCGGCACGGTTCCGCCAGCCGTATTCGCCGGATTGGACACGGTGATGCGACGAATAATGTAACTCGTCGCATCTACAGGAAGAGTCACGACAGCGTTGCCCGTTGCCGCCAGCGATACAGGAACCGCTGACGCCAGAACAATGTTGCCAAAACCGATTCCGGTTTTGTTTCCAACTCGATTGGTAAAAGCCATTTAAGCCTCCATCACGAGTTGTAAGTGCCAGAAATACCGTTGCCGCCGTTGACCGTCCAAAGAACAACCGTCTGCGTTCCCGTAGTAGCGTTAGCGCGGACGTTCGTTCCGTCCGAGATCACGACACCGCCGACGCCGTTGGCGTTGACCGTGGTCCACGAGTTTGCAGAGCCGGTATAAGCGTTGACTTCGATGGTGACGTTAGCCGTCGCCGGAAGGATGTACGTTCCCGCCGGGATCAGCTTGCTGTCAATCATCGCCGTGGCGTTACCCGCGCCAACGCTCGAAACGGTCACAGGCTGGAGATACGCGCCAGCCGTGTTGGCCGTCGCGTTCGCAAGAATGATCTTGTTAAGACCGAGAGCCATCGTTGCTTCTCCTTACAGAGTCAGTGAGTTGAAGCCGGTGACCTTGGTCATAGCCTTCGGCTTGGTGTTCACGAGTTCAGCAATCGTGAGAACCGCGCCGACATAGCCGATCTGCCAGTTGGGCAGAGTTGACTCAAAGCCGGTGAAGACGAACTGGCCCTGCTCGTGGATGTAGAGCGAGAGATAGTTCTGGTTGATGAAGTACATCGTGCCTTCAGGGCAGTACGGATCAGGGTAAATCGGCACGCCAGCAACCATGAGCGCACGGAACGCAGCCTGCGGGCCGTTCGCATCACCGTCAAAGCTGGAACCAGGAGTGATGACGTACTGTTCCTGACCCACGAAATCCTGCGCGAGCAGGGTCCATGTTCCGAAACCGCAAACGCCAAAACTCGGAACCTCTGCCGAGTTCTTGACCGTACCAGAGATGTACTGAAGCACATTCTGGCGCGTCGGGTTCACTGAACCAGCGGCATACTGCTTCGACTTCCACCAGGTGTAGGTCGAGCGCGAGATGTTGCCGTAGGTCGCCGTACCGGTGCCATCGTCAATGGCCGCGGGAAGACCAATGAACTGCTGCGCGTTCGTGGTGTTGGTGTACAGGGCAGTCGCCATGCCATCCATCATCACGTTCGTCGCGTCGTTCATACGCGCTTCGATGAGAGGGATAATGGCGTGATCCTGCTGCACCGCACCTTCCATTCCGAGGAACGGAACCGGAGCGATCATCAGCTTCAGGTTGAACTCAGCGTTGTATGCGCCCTGCTGGACAGACGGCTGCGTGAACGAGCCGCTGTAGTCAGACCACTGCGCGTTAACAAACTGAGACCCCTGAACGGGGACAGTTACCTGAGACACACCGCCCGTAGCCGTCTGGCTATTGGCGATGAGAGCCGCCATAAGCGGCGTCGAGTTATAAATCTGCACCACCATCTTGGGGATGAAGGCGCGCCTCGTGACATAAGTCAGTTCGTTATACTGATTTGTGCCCGAAGCAGGAAGAATACCGCCGCCAATAGGCATGGTCTACCTCACATCGTTGCGTTAACTTATGTCCCCTTTCAAAAGCCTATCGGACGCGGGTTCTTCCGCAGTTCCATCAAGGCATTTGAAGCCTCTTCACGAGCGGCGCTCGCTGGATTTTTCCAATACTTCTGGAGAGCATCTCTCGCAGACTTATCCATGACATTCTGACTGAACGACTTCACGGGAGTCGGCCTTGCCGCCTCACGCATGTAGTCGAAATAGTCAGCCGCCGTCTCGTGAGAGGTGATACCTTTTTCAAGCATGATCTTTTCGACCTCGGCAATTTCATCCTCGGTCTTGACCTTGCCCTTTCTCAGCAAAGACTGACGACGCCTTTCAAGCTCCTCAAGAGCTTCCTTCTCCTTGAGCCTTGCCTCAAGGGAAGCAACCTTTTCATCCGCCTGATTCAGCTTTGCGGAAATCTCATCCTTGAGATCAATCGCGTCGATTGTGAGCGACGGACGCGCACGCTTGGTCAGACGAAGAAAATCTTCGCGAGTCTGCGGGCTTTCAGCCAATTCACGGGCCAAAAGAGCGAGTTCATCGCGGGCTTCAGGCGTCAAATCTTCAAGAGAAGGCATCATATGTCCCCTTTGTTACGTCAAATGACCTTCTTGCCGTCACCAGGCGGCTTGATGGACATCTTGTTCTTGCCGCCAACCTTCGACGGGCCGGAAAGACCGCCGAGATGAGCATAGCGAGGCGTATTCACGATCTGACCATTCTGCTGCTGGTCAGTGGTGGGGCGGCGGGGCTGAGAAGCGCCACGAGGCTTAAAAATGTCCATAGGTTCTCTCCGTTACATGGGAGGTGCGCCACCCGGCGGCATTGCCGGTGGTGTCGGGGGAGCGCCAGCGCCAGGCGGCATCCCGCCAGGAGCCTGCGACATAAGTCCAAGATCAGGCCCAGCCGCAGCCATCTGGCGAGCGCCCATGCTGCCACCGCCAGCCTGCGGGAGATTCTGGAGAAGCTGAAGGATTTCTGCGGACTGCAAGTCCTGCGCCTTCTGCTTCTTGGGGCCAAGAACGGAAATAAGGCTTCCGAGCGCCTGCATCAGCTTGCGGCCTTCTGGCGTTTCACTGCCAATCGCAGGAAGAGACTGCTCAATCAGATCAAGAGCCATGCTCACATTGATGAGAGCGCCGTCTCGTTCTCCAGCCTTCGGCTCTGGAGTGGACATAGGCGAGGGCATGGGCGGTTGCGGCGCAGTTTCCTCCGCGCCCATAGCACCGGGTTCTCCGGCGGGGGCTTGCTGCGAAGCCAGTAGACTCATGATGTCCTGGTTATTAGCCATGCTCGCGTCCTGTATTGGCGCATTTACGGTTGTAAAACGTAAATTTGTCAAGTGGGGGGATATTTTTAGGATTTCCCTCCCCCTCCAGGGA